CAGACAAAACAAGCACTGCTGGCGGTATAGCAAGTTACACAACTGAAGCAACAGTAAACACACTACAACTTATTTCAAGTCAAAAAGACCTTCTTACAAATTATGGTTTACCAATTTTCCCAACAGATGCAAGTGGAAATCGTTTATTTGGTAGCGAGACCGCAGAATACGGTCTTATGGCTGCACACAGCACACTTGGTGTTACTAATCAAGTTTATGTTCTTCGTGCAAATGTTGACCTTGCACAGTTAAGTGGCAGTAGTTCACGTCCTTATGCTGAACCAGCAGGCGGAACTCAATGGATGGATACCGCAACTACAAGTTATGGCGTATTTGAATGGGATTACACAAATGAAACATTCGTCCAAAAAAGCCCAACTGTAATAACAAGTTCAACACAGTTAACTGGTGGTGTTCCTTATAGTAATATTGGCACAGTTGGAAGTTATGCACTTAATGCTACAGATGTAAAGAATCCAATATATCGTAAGGCTTATGATAATTCTTGGAACCTTATTGGTAGCAATGCATGGGCAATTAAAACACCAACTCTTACTGGTAATGCACAAGCAAGTGCGTTAACTCTTGCAACAGCACTTGTAATAAATGGTAATACATTTACAATAGCAAACACAAGTGCGTCAAATCTTGCCGCAACTATTAATAGTGCTGGTTTGTCTGGTATTAATGCACAAGTTGTTAATGGTTACTTTAATTTGTTTGCAAACGCAAGTGCAAAGAGTGGTGGTGCTAATGCTGCAGCTGACGGTAAAATTACTATTAGTAATAGCAGTGGTAACCCACTTAATGCTCTTGGCTTAACACCAGGTACATACTGGAGTCCTGCACTTAGTTATGGTGCACACTACAGTGTTCCTGCATGGAAATCAACTGATGCGCAACCACATCCAACAGGTAGTATTTGGATGAAAACTACCGCTGTAAACGGTGGTGCAAACTTTAAGATTTATCGTTATAACAGTGCTACTATGGCGTTTGACACTATACCTGCACCAGTTTATGCAGATCGTAAAACTGCACTTTATAATCTTGATCCAACACTTGGTGGTTTAGGTATTGCAGCAGATACGCTATTTGTTGAATATGATGTTCTTGGTACAAACACAGGCACATATAAACTATTACAATGGAATGGTGGTGGAACTGCTACTGTTGTTACTGGTAGTGTTGCAAATCCAACATTTAGTGCTGGTAATAGCTTTACTATAAGAACAACAAGTCCTGGTAGTAGCAGCTGGAGTAGCGCATATACAATTACATTGAGTAGCACAAGTGCGGCAAGTTTTGTAAGTGATGTACTTGCGGCTAATGTTCCATATCTTACTGCATCATTAAGTGCAACTAATTACATTTCAATTAGTCATACAAGTGGTGGTGATATTGAATTTCACAACGTAAGTGGAACTCCAATTACTGCTGCTGGTATTACAACAAGTCTTGATAACGTATTTGATGATGAAAGTGATGGTTATCTTATTGGTAGTAATTGGTATCCTGCAAGTAATCTTTACCAACAAGCTACACAACCAGTTGTAGAACCTGATGACGGCACTTATTGGTATGCTTCAACTCCACTTGAAGTTGACATTATGATTAGTAATGGCACTAATTGGAGAGGTTATCAAAACGTAAGTAGTGATGCACGTGGATATAATCTTGCAAATACAGATCCACTTGGTCCAATTATTAGTGCAAGTCAACCTACAAAACAAACTGACAATTCAAGTCTTGTTTATGGTGACCTATGGGTAGATACAAGTGATCTTGAAAACTATCCAAAGATTTATCGTTGGCAGAGTGTAAGCGGCACCGCACAGTGGGTTCAAATTGATAACACTGATAATACAACTGAAAATGGTATCTTGTTTGCTGATGCACGTTGGGATACTTCCGGCACAGTAGATCCTGCTCTTGATGCAAAGCCAACAATTGTAAGTCTATTGACAAGCAATTATCTTGATTTAGATGCACCAAATCCACAACTATATCCACGTGGTATGTTGCTATTCAATACTCGTCGTAGCACTTATAATGTAAAACAATACAAGGCTAACAAGTTTACAAGTGCAAACTATCCATTAGGAACTATTCCTGCTGTTGCTGCTACTTGGCAAAGTGTAAGTGGTAGCAATACTGCTGGTGTTCCTTACATGGGTCGTAAGGCAGTTCGCAATGTTGTTGTAAATGCACTTAAGACAGCAGTTGATAATAATACAACAATACGTGAAGATCAAACTAACTTTAATCTTCTTGTATGTCCAGGATATCCAGAATTGACGACAAATCTAATTTCACTTAATAATGATCGTCGTAACACTGGATTTATCATTGCTGACACACCAATGGGTCTTACTGCTGATACTACAAGTGTAAGCAACTATGTTACTAACACAAGTGGTGTTGCAAGCACTGGTGAAGATGGTCTTGCTACGAGTGATAGTTATACTGCTGTGTTCTATCCAGGTGCAGGTTATACAAATGCACTTGATGGCAATGGTCAGATTGTTGTTCCTATTACACATGCAATCCTACGTATGATTATTAAGAGCGATCAAGCAAGTGCTCCATGGTTTGCACCAGCAGGTTCATTGCGTGGTAAAATTGACAATGTAATCAAGATTGGTTATGTTGACCGTGTAACTGGTAAGTTCTATAGTATTGGAACTAACCAAGGTCTACGTGATTTACTATATAGCAATAACGTAAATCCAGTTGCAGTGTTCCCAACAGAAGGTATTCTTAACTATGGTAACCATACTCGTCAGGCAACTGCTACTGCTCTTGACCGTATCAACGTTGCACGTCTAATCAACTATCTACGTTACAACCTTGAACGTATTGCTAAACCATTGGTATTTGAGCCAAACGACACTGTAACACGTAATACTGCTACAAACGCTGTATCAGCATTGCTAAACGATGTTAAAACTCAACGTGGTGTGTATGATTATCTTGTAGTTTGTGATACTACAAACAATACACCATCTACTATTGATCAAAATGAATTGCATATTGATATCGCAATTGAACCAACAAAGGCTGTAGAGTTCATCTATATACCTGTTCGTATCTTAAATACTGGTGCAATTGCTGGTACAAATGCAAACCAAGGTGGATTAAGTAATATTACTCCAAGTTTAACTTTGGGTGTATAATATTATACATTAAAATAAAAAAATACAAGAAGCCGCCTTTATAGGCGGCTTTTTTGTTTTATACCCCCCTTAAAAAGTATTCTAATTGTTATAAATACTTTTAATAGGAGATACAGATGGCAGTTGCATCATTACTCAACATGACGGTTCCTGTTGCTAGTAATAGTGACCAGAGTGCGGGCAATCAAGGCTTATTAATGCCTTTGCTAAAATACCGCTTTAGAGTTACATTCTTGAATTTTGGCGTCACAAACCCAACTACAGAACTTACAAAGCAAGTTATGGATTTTACACGTCCAAATGTAAACTTTAATCAAATTGAAATTCCAGTTTATAACAGCAGAATGTACCTACAAGGTCGTCCTGAGTGGCAACAGGTTACTGTTAACCTTCGTGATGATGCCAATGGCAGCGTGCGTGTTCTTGTTGGTGAGCAAATCCAAAAGCAATTTGATTTTGCTGAACAAACAAGTGCAGTTAGTGGTATTGATTATAAGTTTACTACACAATTTGAAGCACTTGATGGTGGCAATGGTCAAAACGGTCCAACTACACTTGAAACTTGGCAATTGTATGGTTGCTTCTTGGCAGAAGTAAATTATAACAACTTTGATTATAATAGCAATGATCCAGCAACTATTACATTGACCATTCGTTATGATAATGCACTTCAAATTCCAACTAGTAATGGAGTTGGTAAGGCTGTGACAAGAACCAGTGGGGCCAGTATTTCTGGCTAAGGATTTAGCCAATGGCTAGTTTATGGGGCTTTTTAAATAGTTTATTGGGCGGCGGTGATGTTCATGATTATGCACACGCCGCTCAAATTTTTAGAACTAGTAACTTTAGTCGTAGTCCAAAGTATAAATTTCTTTTTTATGTTAATTTTATTTTGGGTCAAGGCGTTCCACGACATGTTTCTACACGTGAAATTGGCTATCTTGTAAAAAGTATTGACTTACCAAGATTTACTATAGATGTAAAAGACTTAAACCAATATAATAAACACACTTATATCCAAGATCGTATAAAATATGATCCAGTAACTATCAAATTTCATGATGATAACCAAAATGGTTTACGTGAATTATGGCAAGATTATTACAACTATTATTATGCTGATGGACTATATAGTTTAAATGATTACAACTATGATGATCGTTATCAACAAAGACTGCATAGTGCTTGGGGTCTAGATAATGGAAGTTTAACACCATTTTTAAGTGCAATTGAAATATATAGCATGCAAAGTGGTCAAGCAAATAAGATAACTCTTATGAGTCCTGTAATTACAAGTTTTCAACACGATACACATGATTATAGCGCAAGCGATAGTTTAATGGAAGCCACTATGCAAGTTCGTTATAATGGAGTAACCTATGAAGGTGGTTATGTTCGGGACATGCCAGGATTTAATGAAACAGCATATTATGATAATTCATTAAGTCCGTTGAGTGGTATTTTAGGCAGAAATAATTTTATAAATCCAGTAACTGGACAACTTGAACAACAAGGCAGTGAGTTTGTAAATCGTGGACAATATTACCAACAACAAAGAGGTTCATTCGGATTTGTAGATCAAGGAACATATTATAATCCAACTGCAAATCAAGGTTTTAGCCCCGAAGAAATTAATGCTATCATTCAAAATAATGACTTGAATCAAACTAATGCAAATACAGAATTTCCATTAGCTGATACAAGTGTTGCGCCTGTAGCAATAGCAGTTCCACTGCCACCACCAAGACCAAGTGATATTGATACAAATACACAAAGTATAGATACTTCACGTAGCTTTGTTCCAACAAATCCATTTGAAACAAATAGTTGGCAAACTACACTATGGAATCAAGGATATAGTGCTCAACAAGTTAATGATGCATCTAATTTCATTGCTACTGTTCCAACATCAACATTAGCTAGTTATGGTGGTTTTAGTAATACTGAAACTGCAAAAGCAGTAATAGCACAGCAATATATTGATAATCCAAATAGTGTTGCAAGCATTGGTGATGTAAACTATGGTCAACCAAATTATGTTCCAAGTAGCATAAGTTTTGCTGACCCAACAAGTCCACCAAATGCTGTTTATAATAGTGACGACTGGATTCAAACATTAAAAAAACAAGGATATACTGATAGTGATATTACACTGGCAAGCAGTCATATTAGTAAATTAAATGTTCCTCCTGGTTTTAATTTAGTTCCACTTGCAAAAAATTATATTCAAAATAACAAAATAACTTCAACTACAAACCAATAAATAATTTTATGGCAAATATACCTTATAATCAGCAAACTGATACCCAAGTATTTTTTAATGGCTATTTTAGTCAACCTATTCAAGTAAGTGAAGCACTATGGGGTCAAGTATTTGGATATTTTTATGGTTTAACCCAAAGTGTTGATGCCGCAAGTTCACTGGCACAAAGCGTTATCACATTAAGTTATAATAATAAATTAGAACCCCTTGATATCATTAAGCAATTTCAAACAAATCCCACAAGTAATAATACAAAAAATTTATTAATTAGCTTTTTTAATAATGCAAAAGGCGCAACAAGCAAACTTGGTTATAATAAAAATACAACAATAGCACCAAGTGTAGCACGAAATATTATACCATGAAGTTTAGCCAAGGATTTTTCATTCCAACAAATCCAGAAAAATATATTGGTCGTGGTAGTATAAAATATCGCAGCAGTTGGGAGTTGCGATTTATGAATTTTTTAGACACTCACCCAAGTGTAAAACAATGGGCAAGTGAAAGCATTAGTATAAAATATGAAAATCCTGTAGCTAAAAAAGTAAAAAGTTATGTTCCAGATTTTTTTATAATTTATGAAGATGCAAGTGGTAATCGTAAAGGCGAGTTAGTAGAAATTAAACCCCATAAAGAAACTACATTAGAAGCTGCTGGTCGATCCACAAAAAATCAAATTCAAGCAGTAGTAAATCAAGCAAAATGGGAAGCAGCTAAAGAATTTTGTAAACGTAATGGAATAAGTTTTAGAGTTATAACAGAACATGATATGTTTACAAATACAAAAAAAGCAAAAAGATAAATTATAGTATGACTCAAAAACTTGAAGAACTATTTGACTTACCACCAGCACCAAGTAAAGAAGTTGCAGAAGCAATCGAAACTGCGCATCAACTTGAAAGTGCTATTCCAGAGCAACCAGAAGATGCAATGGATAAAGAATTGGATGAATTAGTTGATAAAGCAGTTGAAAGTTTTGAAAATCTACAGAGTCTTGGTATGAATGTTGAAGCTAGATTTAGTGCACCTATATTTGAAGCAAGTGCTAAAATGTTGGCAACTGCTGTTACTGCCAAACTTGGTAAAGTTCAAAAGAAGCTAAAACAAACTGAACTTGCCCTTAAAGCACAGAAGTTAAAGTTTGATATGGGTAAAGATAAGGGTGATGAGCCAGAAACTATAGAGGCACAAGTTTTCGACAGAAACGAACTTCTAAAATCCTTCCGAAAACAATAAATATCTAAAAGGTATTAGGAAATGAAACCCTATATTCAGTATTTGTTAGACCATGAAAAGAAGTATGGTTTCCGTGCTAAATTAGCACAGGAACCTACAAAAGAAGAATTAGACAAACTTCAAAAGGTTCTTGCTCGGTGGAATCTTGAAGCAATAAGTGAACCAAAGCGTTTGCCAGTCAGTGAAGATCACACAGGATTTGGTCACTTAAAGGCAACCGATCTTTATATCATTGATATGGTTGTAAATTATCCAATAAGTCCATTAGAAATGCAAGCAGCAATTCATGAAGCAACTGGTATTTCTTTATCTCGTATTATGGTTGTAACACCAAATCAAGAAGTTCTTGCCGCACCTATTGCTCCAGAGGCAGAAGGTCGTGCAATTCTTGACACACCACTTCCTACACAGAAAGCACCACAATTGCTTGCTGACCTTGCAAATGCATTAAAAGTTAAGACTATTGAACATCAGTTTGCAGTAAAGCCAGAAGTAGGTAAAACTACAAATGATATTCCACAATCCAACACAAGCCCAGTTGGAACAACAAAAAATAAATTACCAGAACGCCCAAGAACGGGGAGAGCATAATTATGGAAATGATTGACGTATTAAAGAGACTTGAACAAATCTCACACCGTAGCCCCGAAGATATTGGTCGTGCTATTGATAATGCAAATAAACTAACACCACACACTGGTGCAGTAAGAGAAGGTGTTACAGCATCACGTGCAGCAAATAGCGCACAAATGTTTGATGTTTTAGCAAAGTTGGGTGAAATCAGTAATCGTAGTCCAGAAGAAGTGGGTCGTGCTATAAGCAGTGTTTCAAAGCTAAACGGTATTCCAGTTTCCGAAGGTGTTAAGATTGATTTAAGTGGCGAAGATGCTGTGCTTGGTCAAATTCTTAAACTTGCTGGTATGATTAATGCAGAAACAAGTATGACTATGGCTGCTGATAATACACCAGCAGTAGCTACAATTGCCGCACCTATTGCAGCAGTAGGTTCTCAACTACCAATGAATCCTATGGGTGATGAAACAAGTATTACTATGGATGACGCTACCAATCGTCCTTATACAAATAGTCCACATGAAATTGTAAAACCAACACGTGCAGCAGTTCCAAGTGGAACAGATTTAGCAAGACCTAAAGGAACTTATCCAAAGGTTGCGGGTGGCGATAATCCAACACACGTTGCAGTAGATTTTGATTAAGGAATTATTATGAATTTTCGTGATTACTTAAAATCAGTAGAAAGAGCAAATAATGCACCAGTAACTGGTGATATAGTAAACATTGAAATTGATAGTTTACGCAGTGTTCAAGCAAGTGTTGTTGAACATACTGATAATAGTATTAAATTATACCTTGATAATGCAGCATGGAACATGCTTGACCGACATCATCTTTTAAGTGAAGGTGTAGCACAACATATGGCAGAGTTTGTTCTTACATTTGAACGTGATGGTGAAAAAGTTCAAAAATCATTCCTACATCAACCACCAATGGAAGCTGCTGGTATTACACAAGATTTTGTTCGTAATATTGCAAAAGCAAACAAGATTAATGAAACAATGGTTGAGCAAGGTTACAAGCTACGTCATGCTGTTGCAAGTCTTGTAGAAACAGACCAACTTCCAGAAAGTGAAGTTACTGTTATTGCAATTAATCCAAGTGCAACAGAAGCACGTGTAACATTTGAATGCACATTTAAGAGAACAGATGCAAAGCGTAGTAAATTGTTTCTTGAAGGTGTAGATTGCAGTAGAGATAACGAAACTGCAAATTATTGGATACTTCCTGTAAAGAAGTAATTTTCTCATAAATATCTTTATGAGAGCCGCAGAATTTGTAATTGAAGGTAAAGCTAAAACGCATGGTGAGCATGTTAGCACTATGCCACCAAGTTTGGTATATCCTGATATGGATTCAGGTTATGATTATTATCGCTTTATGACAGTTGTTGCCGCACATCCACATCACAAAGCACCACATGAGCATGAACATTTCCGTGATCAACCACTTGCAGCAGCTTATAGTCCACAAGAAATGGATATGTTGAATAATGCACTAAAAGGTCTTGGTTATAAAAGTAATTGGATTACAAAAGAAAAAGGTCGTGAACCAGATTCTAATAACAAAGTTAGTCCTGTTCCGCACAATAGCGGAGCAAGGAGAAAAAAATGAGATTTAAAGAAATAATAGAATCTCTTGGTCATAGTAAATTACCTAAAAATGCAATATTTGGTATACCAGGTGCACGTGTTTGGCCTCAATTAAGTAACGGTAATCCATACGATATGTATAGAATGTTAGTAGCAATGGCAGGTTGTCCCGATAATGATATGCCTAAAAATGGTCCAACAGGACCAAATATGGTTACAATAAGTTATACACCAGCAGATGAAGAAATTGCTATTAAGGCTGGTAAAAATATGGGATATACAAGTAAAGAACTCACGACAAAAGATAGCAGCGAAATGCCTCAAATTAATAAAACAAGTCCAGTGCCTTTTAATAGTGGCAAATATAAAAGAAAATGAGATATCAAGAATTTGGTGATGATAAAAGTCTTGGATATGCTACAAGTAAGCATGGAACTCATTTGCATGATCGTGAAAAACGTGAAAAAATAAAACCAGGAACAGAAGATTGGTTTAAGTTATGGTTTGCAAGACCATTTTTAACTCATGAAAAACCCCCAAAGAAAAAATGACTTTAGATATTATTGTTTATGGATTAGATTTTTTCAATAAAATTTTTACCTTTGATTATGAACAATGTTATGATTGGGATAGATTTATAAATTCAAAATCATTTAGAATACTAATAAAACGTGAAAGTATTTTTTATAGTAATATAGATCGTAATATAAAAGAAAAAATCATTGAATACACTGATTTGGCAAATAACTGTGATTTATTGTTGATTTGGAATGAAGAATTACATGATTACCAATTTAATACTTGCGGTGATAAAAATATATACTCACGAGTTTTGGGAAATCCAAAAATATTTGCTATGACAGGCGGAATAATTAATCATGAATTGTTTAAACTCAAGTCTTCTACTAATTTAAGTTGGTTAGAACAATGTGTTAGAATCTATAAAGATTTAAAATTTAAGTTAGATGAACTAAATCCATTATCCCCTAAACCTTTTACATTTGATGCACTGCTAGGATCACAGCGATTTCATAGAGATTTTGTTTATAAAAAAATTACCGAGAATAATTTACAAGATAGAATTATAACAAGCTACCTAAACGATATTACAAGTGAATCCTGGTATAGAGATGATGACGTAGATTATAGTCAGTATATTGAAAATAAAAATAATTATTCAAAGCTAATGAGTAGTAATCCTATAACTTATTATGATAAACCTGTATGGATTGCTCATGTAATTCCTTTTGGAGTATACAATAAATCTGCTTATACAATAGTAACAGAAACTGGTTACAAAAATGGTGTAAGTTTTCCAACAGAGAAAACTGCTAAACCAATTTTGGGAAAGCGACTTTTTATTATATTCAGTGGGCAATACTTTTTACGTTCACTACGAGAATTGGGTTTTAAAACATTTGATAGCATAATAGATGAATCTTATGATTTAGTTCAAGACAATGAACAGCGATATGAAAAAGCATGGAACTGCGTAGAACAGTTATTAAATTTACCACAAGAATATGTTTTAGAAAAAATAAAACCTATAGTAGAGCATAATTTTAACCACCTTATGAATTTTCCCTTTGATGATTTTGTAAAGAAACAATGCACTGAACTTTTGGTAAATAGATATAATGAGAGCCAAAGAATTTATAACTGAACAAGAAGATTATGAAAAAGACTTTGCGGCTGACCACAAAGATTATGAAGCACGTGAAGTTCCTGGTGCTTTTATAATCCCAGATGCCAGTCAAAACTTTTATAGAATGTATCGTTATGGTATTCTTATGGCTCGTAGTCCCGAACCACAACCAGATGCTTATGATGACCAAACTGCACTTGGTGATAAATTAATTATTGCACCTTATAGTGATGGTGATATGTTAGCAATGCAAGGTGCAAGTAAAGCAAGTGGTCATGCTGCAGTAAAATCACATAATTACACTAATAAAGCAGAACATAGTGATGTAAATCAAGTTAGTCCAGTGGCAAAATATGTTCCAACCCGCCGTCCTAATTAATGTAATCACGCCAACTTGGATGTTTTAAATCATAAGTGTATTGTTTGCGACGAGCACTTAATGTCCAATAATCAGGTTTAAATGGTTCACGAATTGGTTTACGCATACGATTAGCCTTACGACTATTGCATGGAATACAACTTGTCACACAGTTTTCCCAATTTGTTTTACCACCCTTGCTTAATGGAGTAACATGATCTATGTTTAATTCATGATAATCAAAAGTTTCAGCACAATACTGACATTGAAATAAGTCACGAATATACAGATTTTGCCGACTAAAACGAATACCTTTATTAAAGCTATGATAGTCTTTTGTAATAGCCAACGCAGGCACTTTCATAGTTACACTTGGACTATGAACTTCCCAGTCATCATAATATTCCAAAATCTTGATGCGGTCCATAAAATGCAACTTTACGCTTTGTTGCCATGGAATTACGCTTAACGGAAGCCAAGATAGTGGTTGATAATTAGCATTCAAAATCAGTGTGTCTGACATATATTTTATTTACCAGTATTTTTATGACATTTTAATAATACAATATACTATAAACATGTCAATAAATATTTGTCATGGCAAAACAACCAGAAATTAATCTTATACGTAAACCGCATATACGTATGCAACTAACAAAAAAAGAACTAGTAGAGTTTAGTTTATGTGCTGATCCAGATACAGGACCAGATTATTTCTTACGCAATTTCTTCTATATTCAACATCCTACTCGTGGTAGGTTAAAGTTTACACCATTTGACTATCAAGAAGAACTTCTTAAAAATTATCATACTAATAGATTTAGTATCAATATGTTAGGTCGCCAAATGGGTAAATCCACACTAGCGGCGGGCTACTTATTATGGTATGCAATGTTTATACCTGATAGCACTATATTGGTTGCAAGTAACAAATATACTGGTGCGCAAGATATTATGCAGCGTATTCGTTATGCTTATGAAAACTCACCAGATCATATTCGTGCTGGTGTTGTAGATTATAACAAAGGCAGTATTGCATTTGATAACGGTTCACGTATTGTAAGTGCAACAACAACAGAAACTACTGGTCGTGGTATGAGTATTTCGCTACTTTATTGTGACGAGTTGGCATTTGTACGACCTACAATTGCAAAAGAGTTTTGGACATCAATCAGTCCCACACTTTCAACTGGTGGTAAAGCTATTATTACTTCTACACCTAATAGTGATGAAGATCAATTTGCTGATATTTGGAAAGAAGCAAACAAAAAATTTGATACTTATGGCAATGAAACTAAACTTGGTCGTAATGGATTCAGTGCTTTTCTTGCTACATGGGATCGTCATCCTGAACGTGATCGTGATTGGGCAGAACGTGAAATGGCTAGTGTAGGTATAGATCGTTTTCGCCGTGAACATAACTGTGAATTTGTCATTTATGATGAAACTCTTATTGCACCAGGAATATTATTAGATTTAAATGGAATTGACCCAATTGAACGTCAAGGTCAAGTGCGTTGGTATGAAAAACCACAACGTGACCATATCTATATTGTAGCACTTGATCCAAGTCTTGGAACAGGTGGTGATCCTGCCGCTATTCAAGTTTTCAATGCAACTACTATGCGCCAAGTAGCAGAATGGCAACATAATTTAACAATCATACAAAAACAAGTAGCAATTATGGCAGAAATCTGCAAATACATTAAGGAAGTTACAAATGAACCTGGTAACATCTATTATAGTATAGAAAATAATACTATTGGCGAAGCTGCACTTAATGCAGTTGCTGACTTTGGTGAAGAAAATATACCAGGTAGTTTTTTGAGTGAACCTGCTGGCAGTGGTGGACGTAGGTATCGTAAAGGGTTTAATACCACACCAAAGAGCAAAATTGCGGCATGTAGCAAGTTTAAACTATGGGTTGAAACAGGTAAAATTAAAATTTCCAGTAAGATTTTGGTTAGTGAATTAAAAACATTTGTTGCACATGGTGTAAGTTATGCAGCGAAGATTGGTGAAACTGATGACCTTGTTATGGCAACATTATTAGCTGTTAGAATGATATTACATCTACGTATGTATGATGCAAGAATCAGTGACGGGTTGGCTATGGATAGTGCAGATATCATAGCACCAATGCCGTTTATAATGTTATAGTGGCATAAATAATCTTATGGCTGATTTAAGTAATGCAAGCAATGATCTGTTTTTTAAATTAAGAAATAGATTTCCAAAAATTAGACTTGGTGATGAAAATGGTGTTACAACTATTGATCCAGAAGCCGCACGTTTTTTTAATTTTCGTTATGTTGATAAACAAAGTGAACGTGATTATGGCGAAGTTACATGCAGTCTTATTGATGGTAACAGTATGAAAGTGTTCTTTGATAATGCTATTACTGAACGTATGTTACCAGAGGACAAAGATTATTGGTATCGTTTCTTGCGTGAATTGCGTCGTTATGCAAAATCACATATGTTAAATTTTGACGTTCGTGATATTAGTAAAGATGTTTTAAGTCGCAGATATTATGAATTTTTAGCTAAAACCAACCCAGAGAAAAAGAAAATGAAAGAATCATTAGAAGAAAGTCGTGTGCTATGGCAACGTAAAGGTAAAGTCAGTGAAGGCAACCTTAACAATGTTTGTATTCATGTTGTTCATAATGAACGCATGTTAGAAAATCCAAATAACCGACTGTTAAAAGTAGATCGTATTTTCCTTGTAAATGAAAGTGGTGAAAAATTCCTACTACCATTTAAAAGTGTAAGTGGTGCAAAGGCAATGGCAAATCACGTTTCTCGTGGTGGCAATCCTTATGATTCTAATGGTCAAATTATTAGTCGTGCAGTAAGTGAAATGCGTAATCTGGGACGCTTTGCAAGTGCTACTCGCACACGCACATTTGAAGCAGCAGAAGCAAATAATGTTATTCGTGCCGCACAAACTGTAAAAGAAAATTTAAAGCGTCATCTTAATCGTTTAAGCAATAATAGTCGTTCATTTAATGAAAGTCTTGAAGCACTTGCAGAGTTTCTTGGTGAACAAGTTAATGATGTTACAGAAGTAAAGGCATGGTTCACACAGCAAACTTACAATGAAAATCTTGACAATTATCTTGCAAGTGCTGCTGGTGCTTACAAGAAACTTCGTGAAAATACACTTAACAAACTTGATGAAGTTAGTGACAGTGTTAAGAACAAGATTCTTAATCCAAAGTTTAAATTGCTTTTAAAAGCAGATGCTGGTCTTGACAAGTTGATGACAAGCCGTAATTATACAGACACCAAAGCAATGGCTGTTGCAATTCTTGGTGATATTGCTAATCGTCTTGTAGCACCTGATAGTGATGATGTTGCTAACTTTGCCGCACTTATGGGTGACCTTATGAGTAGCGAAGGTGAAGCATTTGGACAAAAAGCTGATGACAAAGAATACACAAGTGACAAGAAATTAGCTATTCTACTTGCACAAAAGTATCTTAAAGAACTTAATCTTATTAAGCAGAATCCAAAGTTGGAACGTGAATATCGTCAAGATACATCACGTAAACCAGAAAAGATTAAAGGTAAAAAGACTGAAAGTGAAGCATTTGCAGAAGAAATCATGAGTATTGGCGAACAAGCCAGTGTAGAAAATATTACAGATGCAATCAGTCATCGTCTTATGAACAGTGGTGCTGCTAACAAGATGCTACGTGCACATGGTCTTGACAAAGTATTAGATGCTATTCATAGTGTAGCACAAGATCATGTTGGCGCACAAGAAATTGGCACCAGTGATGTAAGTGCTATGGTAAATCAAGTTATGCAGTCACTTGGTATGCGTGAAGATGCTGTCAGTGAAGATGAAGTTGAAGAAAGTGGACTTCAATATTACACTGGTAAAAAGAAATATGGCAAAGATGGTATGGCTGCACTTGCAAAAGCAGGTCGTGAAGGCGCAAGTCAAGAAGAACTTGGCAAGATAAAAGATAAGTATATGAAAGAAGAAGAAACTGATGAAGGCATTGGTAAAACAATAGCAGCTGGTGCACTTGCCGCTGGTCTTGGTGCTGGTGCCGCAAGTATGACTGATTCAAAACCAGTTCCATATATGATTAAACCAGATGCCAAAGGTGGTTATGAAATAGTTCTTAAGCGTAATCCAAGTCGTGATGTATTTCATGCTAAAACAGAAGATGAAGCACGTGCTTGGATTAAAAAAGCTATGGAAAGTAGTGAACAAGTTAGTGAAGAACCAAATGAAGGCAATGAGTTCAGTGGTGCATTAGCTGCTGCTAAAGCTGCTGGTAAGAAAGAGTTTGAAGTAGATGGCAAAACTTATCAAGTAAAAGAAGGTGGTTCAGCAGACAAACCAGAACACGAAGACGCAGATGCAGATGATAAGCGTTGGGATGATAAAGAAGACTGGTATGATGCTGACGGTTCAACCAATCCACACGGTGCATATGATGCTGGTGGACATTATTATCCAGAACGTGATATGAAAGAAACAAAGGAAACCAAAATGAGTAAAGAAGTAATGGAAATGCGTAAATTGGCGGGTTTGCCTTTGATGGAAAACTATATCTACGCACAAGAAGAAGATGACAACATTCCACAAGATGGTGAGCCAAGTGATGATGATAAGGCAGAATATGATCAAGAAGGTCGTATGGCAAAGAATGACCTTGCTGGTGCGGCAGATGCGGCAAAAGAACTTGAAGCAATCCTACAAGATGATGAAAATCTTCCTGAATGGGTTCAGGCTAAAATTACAAAGGCACTTGACTATCTTGACACAGCACGTGATTATATGAAGCATAATGATGTTGAATATACTGACGAAGCTGCAGTTGAAGAAGCAAAAGCAAAGCCTGATTTCCTTGATGTTGATAAGGATGGTGACAAAGAAGAACCATTCAAGAAGGCAGTAAAGGACAAGAAAGAAAAGACAGAAGAAAGCGTAAAAGCTGACCTTCGTTGGATGCAAGCAGTTGCTGGTATTGTTGTAAAATGAACTATGATTTAGCTTGGTTGCAAAATTGGGCAGACCTACAGCGATATGTAGATAGTGGAAGCATGAGTTGGAAAGTTATAAGTGAAGTAATTCCAAATTTTCCAAATCATGCGGTTGACGTTGGACCAACACTAGAAGGCAATTATCAAATAACACTAACTGGTCCAGTAATTGATGGCACACAAGTAATTGTTTATGCCGCTGTGCGAAAGGAAGCAAAATGAGTGAAATAAATAATGCGTATGTAGAAAATTGGGCATCACAACAAGTACACACTGATGATGGCAGTAGTAGTTTTAAGGTGTTTACTGAAATTCTTCCTAACGTTCCTAATCATATTATAACACTTGGACCCCTCGACGAGGTTGGAAATTTTTGTTTTAACATAACTGGTAGTATAGTAAACGGAACTTTTACTATTAATAAAGCGTAAATTAAATAACGTTAATATTAAATTACCAAACCAATTAGATTTTCCATGTAGTTTTCATAGTTTTTATATGTGCTTAAAAATTTAAGTAAATTTTTATCATTTTTTTCTATCAAACTTTTGCTAATACTACTGTCCATTATTTGGTCAAATACAACTTCTGTTGGTAAGTTTAATATTGCATTTGTAATGTTCAAATCTCGAAGTGGAGTATACGTAAGTGTGTTACCCAAATGGTGATGTTGATAATCGTTTAAAATCTTTTCAAAAATAATTTTTTTTGCAAATTCAGGACTTTTAATTAAAATTTTATTATTCTTATCTTCTTGTTTTTTAAAAAAATCTAGTGATTCATCATTAGTAAAGTAAAATTTGTGCAAACAATCTTTATATTTTTCTTCTTTAAGTAAATTTAAAATAGTAGTTTGTTTACTAATACAATACAAATTTGACGTATCAGGACTTCTTAGCATAAATTCATCACCAGGTGCTCCACTTATCCATAAGTTTGGTTCTTTAAAATGATTTATCTGTCTATATGCCCAATTTTTTTTAATATCGTAGTTATTTTTTAAAGTAAAATAATCAAAATCATAAATTTCACCACTTACAATGGAATATTTTGTAAACTTTTTAATGTAACTAAAAACCAACATACTGTCCACACCGCCAGATAAAAAACATTTTACGGGTAGTTCATTAAAAGAAAGAAATTTACTTATTTTTTTATTCAATAAATCATCTATGTATTCAATAGTTTCATTAAAATTTAAATTTAAATTTTTAGTAGAATCATTAAAATCTACATTTTGTAATTTTATATTAAAATTGTAATCAGATTGTAAAATTTGATTTGAAAAAATTTTATTTTTTTGTTCAAATAAATTAGAAATACATTCTTCTTTGTAATAAATTGGAAACCCACGATACAAATCTGATTTACATTCAATATAAGTTTCGGAAAAGATAAATGCACAGAAATTTCCTGTAAATTTTGTAATTTTTTCTTCTATTAATTCTTCTAAAATTTTTTCCATAGGAAAAAAATCTGCATAACCCTTGTAAATAATTGTTTTTCCATTTATAATTTGTTTTTTCCAACCTAAATCTGTATTAAAAACGACATTATTAATATAAAATTGGATTGGAAATTTTTGATTTTTTTGACTCTCTAAACTAAAAAACATGCAAATACTTATTGACATCCTTCTCTACATCATATATTTTCTTTCAATGAGCCGAAAATATATTGCTATTACTCTTGCTACCGTGTATAAATACATTATGCACTTGGTAACAAGTGTATAAGGCACAATTTAGGCAAACAGAAAGGGAAAAACTATGGCTTCATTGGCAGAAATCCGTGCAAAACTTGCACAACAAGAAAACCGCACAGGCGGTTCTAGCGGCGGCGGTCGTGATAACGCAATCTATCCACATTGGGACATTCCAGAAAATGCAACGGCACGTGTCAGGTTCTTGCCTGATGGCGACACAAAGAATGATTTTTTCTGGGTTGAACGTGCGATGATTCGTCTCCCATTTAGCGGAGTTAAGGGTCAGATGAACAGTAAACCAGTTATTGTTCAAGTTCCCTGTGTTGAAATGTGGAATGAAACATGCCCAATTCTTACAGAAGTTCGTACTTGGTTCAAGGACAAGAGTCTTGAAGAAATGGGTCGTAAGTATTGGAAGAAGCGTTCTTATATCTTCAAGACTCTTG